GCTTTAGCCATACATTGCTGACGGTAGGGAGAGGTGAGGGAGGGAGCACTGTTAATTTCTAACACATACACCCTCCCCTCTCTATCAACCATAACATCTACACCTCCAAAGTCTAGACCACTGAGGTTGAATGCTTCAATAGAAATACGCACAGCTTTTAGTGGCCAATCATCCCACCTAACATTGTCAAACCTACCACCTCTTGCTACATTCCAGGCTATATCATCAGGGTTAGATGGTGTTTTCTTAGCAACCCACACAACCCTACCTTGGACAACAGCCACCCTGTATTCAGCAACCTTGTCTATAATTTCAGAGATGTAGTAGTTGTTTTCACCATATCTATTACAAATATGAACAAGGTCTACTAAGTTATCTACAACATGTAAGTGTCTGCCTTGTGAATGCTTAGCACGTCTGACAATAACCCCCTCCTGTAGCTTATCCATTGGTACATCTTCCCAATGAAACCATGTAGTAGGGCACAGGTCTTCCAACTCCATCCTAAACTCACGCTTATCATTGACAAGGTGAATGGCTGAAGATTTATTAATAACATTGGTGGAAGGTACACTAGCAGTGCATCCCCATCTAATGTAGAGGGAATCTTCTGGCAGTTGACGATCACTCCTCACCCACTGTATGTTAGTGGTAGAAGCGTCAACTATCCCCCTAACTGAGGACATCCCCAGCTTACGTCTTCGTATGATTGTTGTCATGCTGCCTCCCAGAAAGCTCTTAGGTTGATGGATCTTTGCCACCTACTCTTCAAGTAGTAGACATTAGCATAGGTGTAAGGGTTTCCCCATGCATTCCTATAGCCATGTTCATTCAGCCATAAGGCAACCTCTCCACAGCTACTCTCCTCACACATGGACAGGATGAGGTTGACAAAGTTTACATCTACAACTCTACGATTTATGTGTTGCATTTTATTTCTCCAGTTCATTAATCCAATGGTTAACTGCCTCTTGTCCTTTAACAGGCCTCGGTTTAGGGGGTCTTTCAAACGTTAGCTTTAGAAATTCAAAGATAAGCCAAGCAGTAAAAACAAATATGATTAAAGGTATAGCGATAGGTGCCAGCACTAATAGAATAATAAAAAGCGTAAGTACCTCTCCGTCACTCTCTCTCCTAATCCTACAAAGCTCTGCCTCTGTCACACTAACTCTCCTATAATTAACCCTAATCCTACCACCACACAGAAGATGATGATGGCCATTGTAATTGTTGCCAGTAACATGTTTGTTTCACTTTGCATAACCTTTCTCCTTAGAAAATTTAATAAGTTGTTGTGTTAGGAATGAGAGGGAAGAGGAATAGGTAGTGAGATTCTCTCCAATCCACTCATCATAAACTTCATCAGCATTCTCCCATTGTATGTCATCTTTCTTAATGAATACATCATCAACAGGAACAGTGTTATATACATCCACACTTTCCTCCCTACTTGGACACCACATAAGCACAGCCCTGTCCTTAATGGGATGTGTTCTGTAGCATTCAGAGAAGTCGTTTGTCTTTCCATTCATGTATGCTTGCACACTCTCCTCATTCAGGAGGCTGCCATTAATGGTGGCATGGTTGCATGTTTCTGGCTTGTAGTACCATCTATTATCTCTAAGATTGCCTAAGAACATGTTGCATAATAGGAAAGCATAGTCGGGATTCACTCCTCCCTTTGTCAACTCCCTCCATAGGACAACACGCTTATGTTTCTCCCATAGCATACGCACAGCTGACACAGCTAACAACAACTCATTAGCTGTGTGCCTTGTGTTCTGCCATAGTCCATCTTCCAGGGCACTCTTCACAGAGGTGTTACTAATCCATTTAGAAAAGGGAGAGTGGTTTATGATGTAGGACAGCCACTTTCTACCCATCACATCATGTTCATTCCACACCTTTGTGACAATCCATGAGGCATTTTTCTCCCTCTCCCCATGAAACACATACCCATGACAAGGGGCATTTATGTTGGTGAAACTATCCCCACTCTTGTATAGCAGGGCGTACGCAGACACAGGATGGTGTTGACTAGGAACATTTAACACACGTTTAACAGGGGGTGTTCTCTTAAATTTCATAAGGGATTTCTCCTACAGAAGTTGTAGTATTTATTTATGGCATTCAACACTTTCACTTTGTCTTTGTGAGGGAGTGTGACAATAAATTCATCCAGCTTATTCACTTCATTGTCATTAGAAAACTTCCAACTGTGGTCAATACAGAATTGACTACCTCCAATGACAAACATACTGTGGTAAACACGCCCTTTCAAATAGCCTACTTCTAAGCCAGATGAAAGGGTTGAGCACTTGTGACAATCCTCTTTAACTACCCAACCTTTCATTTTATTTCTCCTTATTCAGCTTCTTCAATATCGCCAGATAGTATGGCAAGCATAACTTCCACATCAAAGCCTTCTTCAAGTAGGAGGTTGACAACATCTTTCTGAGTATATCCCCCTTTCTTTCCATCACACAGGGCTGTCAATGCTTTGGTGAAGTTAGCCTTATAGTCGGGCTTCTTACCCTCAACTTTAATGGTGGTTTCTTCCCATAGCCAGAAGTTACCACCATAGTAACCCTCTGAGGGATTGGTAGTGCCTGTTTGTGGGTCTACAGAGAAGAACCTTACCATAGCTTGTTTTGTTGCTCTTGTGTGTTCACGTGACACACGCTTCCCGAACACTTTCTTACGCTTGTCATTATTGTCGGTGGTATACTCATGAGGCTGGAATTCCTCAAAGAAACGGACAGCTGTGTTCCTGTTTGTTGTCTTAAAGCAAGACAGAACATAGTTCAGCTGTGTAGGATTCTCATAAGTCCACACATGCCTTAAAGACATGGGCATTAATTCTGCCATCACTTTGTGGACAATATTCTCACCTTTCTTCAGATGCTTAGCAAGAATAGACAGGCGTGGGAGTTCATTAGCATTAAATTTTTCCATGATAGTTTCCTTAGTTACTTGTGCCACTTTCTAGATAGAGAGGCGTAGAATATGTCTTGCAGTTGTTGGGGAGTTCTGGTGTTCAAGTACATACGAATCCAGTATTCACTCTTATCTGGCGATATGAGAAAGTTTAACCAAATGAAGTGTTGACGTTTAATGGGCGACATAGAATTCAGTTGTGATATAATTTCAGAGTACATGTGACATTGCTCCTTAAACTTTCATTGTACGACAATGCACACCTTTGTGTTCAGGTGTCCATGCGTTAGTGGTACGGAATGATAAGGCAGAGCCTAAAGTGGAGGACATTTTACGCTTACGGCTTTTACGCTTACGCTTAGGGTTTGTCCAATTTTTGGGATTAGGATTGTAAGACATGACATTCTCCTTGTAGTTGATAGACACAGCAAAGAGCACTTATGACAAGCACTCTTAGGTGTGCCCACAACGGCACATCCAGCAACAACCTGTAGAGGACACACAATCAGTTCTGAGTTTTCGAGTGTCATTCCAAGCTGATACACTGGCGGGGGCTTTGGGGAGCCGCCTGACTGAGAGCAAGTGTACTGGCATATAGGCACACTGAAGCCTCACCCCTTGACGTGTTTTTCAGGGACTAACGGAGTTATAGAAGGACTATTGGTCACACACACGGAATTCTAGACGTTAGTATCCGACACATATGGGTCTTAGGGAGATTACAGTACACGCATAGACATTCAGACACATCTACAGGTATAATGGGCACACCTCGCCACATGAGTTTTCAGGCTTTTCTAGCGCATGGATTGCTCACCTTGCGATTACTTTCCAACTCTGCCCGTTCCGTAGGCCAGCTGAGCGTCCTGTCTTGCTCAACCGTGGCTCTATAATACCACATCCCCCAAAAATGTCAAGTGTATGAAAAACAAGGGGTTTTTCCTAGTATATGCTAGGAATGTTCCTAAGGACTACCCCACCCCCTCTGGAAATTTCTGGGGAGGGGGGCTGTGTATATTGACCCCTTCTGTAAATGTCAACAATTTTAGAACAAGCCCCCCCCTGTCCCCCCTAAATGTTGACAAATCCCTCTGGCAGGTGTATATATATATATACTAATAAATATTCCTAGCCTACTCCTTAAGTTGCCTAAGGAGTGCTTAGGTGTTTTTATAGTTGGATGATTAATAAAAACACTACTAAGTATGCTTAGGACACTTAAGGGTAAACTAAGGAACACTCCTGTGACTGATAAGGAACACTTCTAATGACTAAGTTAGCATATGATAGAAATAATATTAATACAAACCTCCTTAGGGAAGATGCCCAGAGGTTGCTAGAGAGGCTAGAGAATATTCCTGTCATACCTCCTAGGAATGGTAAGAAGTATTCTGAGAGTGGTTACACTCATTCCATAGGAAATAGTGAAACTGTTCAGCTTACAGAGAGACAGGGAAACCTAGCTAAATGCCTAGGGGAAGGGGATGATGATGTGACAGCTCTTGTGAGAAGTGGCTTCAATTGGTTTGGAGCTTTCAAGCATAGGAGAACAGCCAGTGGTGTGAGGAAAGCCCTAAGGAATATTTCTAGAAACTTACAAACCCCTAAGGTGCTATCCTTGAAGCACTACCTCCAATACGACCCAGCTAAGGAAATGCACATAGATGCTCAGTGGCTTCTCAATGAGCAAGTGGAGTTGTACAAAATTTGTAAGGAAGAGAAGAAGTACACACAAGCTGCTAAAATTCTCAATGATATTTCCTACCATGTGGATGTTGATGCTAGGGCTACAAATAAAATTTCTGTGGAGAATGCTGTGGACTATGCCAAGGTGCTTAGTGAAGCAGAAGAGAGAGTGATTGACATTAAGCCAGAGTTAGTGGCAATTGATGGGGAAGTTGTCAGTGGATAAACATCAATTTGAATTAGAGTTAACTAAGAAAATTGCTACATTCAAGTATGACCCAAATGGCTATGCTAGGTTTGCATTCCCATGGAAAAGAGAAGAAGGCCCACTAGCTGACTACAGTGGGCTAGATGTTTGGCAAGAAGACCTATTCTCAGATATAGAACAAGATCAGAAAAACAACCCAGAAGATTCCCTACAGTACGCTATTTCCAGTGGTCATGGTATTGGGAAGAGTGCTAAGACAGCCATCCTCATCCTATGGTGGATGAGTACAAGACCCCATTGTGCTGGGAATGTTACAGCAAATACATGGAGTCAGTTGTCCACTAAAACATGGAGGGAGTTGGCCCTATGGAAGGATAGAGCCATTAATGGACATTGGTTTGATATGACTACATCACGCATCTTCCATAAAGACCACAAGGAAACATGGGGGATTAATGCCCTATCCAACAGTGAAAAGAATTCAGAGGCATTTGCTGGACTACACAGTAGACACAACCTTGTTATATTTGATGAAGCTTCAGCCATACCAGATGTGATATGGGAAGTTTCAGAGGGAGCCATGACAGATGGTAGGGGGTTGTGGGTTGTAGTGGGAAACCCCACAAGAAACCAAGGTAGATTTAAAGAGTGTTGGGGGAAGTACGCCCATAGATGGAACACTAGGCAAATTGATAGTCGTCAATGTATGATGACAGACAAGAAGAAGTTGGACGAATGGGTGGAGGATTATGGAGAAGACTCCGACTTTGTTAGAGTTAGAGTGAGGGGTGTGTTTCCAAGAGCTGCTTCAGATCAACTCATCCCAGAAAATGTTATAGAAAATAGTGCTAGTGTAGAGGTTGAGCCTAGAGACTATATCAACCACCCTAAACTCCTAGGTGTGGATGTTGCAAGGGGAGGAGGTGATGATAGTGTTATAACCATGAGACAGGGACCTAAGGCTGAAATTCTTGGAACATATCAGCTGAATGACCTCATGAAGTTGGCAGGGAAGGTTGTAGAAACATTTGCCAGAGAAAGGGCAGATCATATTTTCATTGACAGCACAGGGTTAGGTGCTGGTATTTATGACAGACTTGTACAGCTAGGGATGCCTGTTACTGGTGTGTCCTTTGGAACAAAAGCCATAGATAAACGTATGTATTCCAACACTAGAGCAGAGTTGTGGGGGAGGATGAAGAGTTGGATGGAAGATGGTGGTAGTATTCCTAGAGATAATAAACTCATGGAAGAGTTGAAGCAGCAGAGTTATGGATATACAGAGCAATTGCAAATTCAACTAGAAAGTAAGAAAGCAATGAAAGGAAGGGGATTGGAGAGTCCAGATAGAGCAGATAGTCTTGCCACAACCTTCTTTGGTGAATCATTAGAATTACTAAGACCTAAAGTGCAATACAAGCAAGTGCAGCTTGCCAGTGCAGTTGGGTGGTCCTAGGAGGACACAATGAAAGACAAGTATAACTTAAAAGATAAAGAAGAAGGGTACCATGACATTGAACTATACATTAAGAATAAGCTAAATCCTAATGCCCCAGAGTTGATGGGTAAGGATAATAGGCAACCCTTCATGTCTAATGGCTTTTGGTGTGAAGAAGATTACAACAGACATAAGCGTAGATACTCTGACAGAAGTAAAGCCGTGGACTCTTCCACTGGCGAGTATGAGGGTTAAGTATGTCAGTGCAACTTATAGCCAACCAGAGTGAAGAAACCCTCCCAGAAGGCCATCCTAACTTAACATACAGGAATGATGAGGGGGAGGAGTTAGCTTATGAAATGGATAAGCTTGCAACACACATCACTTTACAATGGCAGAAGAATAAAGATGATAGGGTGTATGTGGAACAGGAGATGATGAGAGCACAGGAAGCTGTGAATAATCACTATGATCCTACCACATTAGCAGAGATTAGAGCTATGGGAGGATCAGAAATTTTTGTTCCTCTCACATCTATGCAATGTAATGCAGCGTCTAGTTGGCTTCTCTCCATCATCCAACCTCCAGGGGACAAAGGGTTTTCAATAAAGCCTTCCCCTATTCCAGAATTTCCTGAAGCCATTAAGCAGGAAATAAAAAAGAAAGTGGAGAAGACTATAGCAGCAACAGCTGGGCAAGTTCCTCCAGGTGCTCCACCTGACATGGCTCCACCTAAAGATGATGTTCCTGTGAAACCAGATGGTAGTCCTGTGACACCTACAGATGTAAATGCCATTGCAGAGTTGGAGGCAGAAGACCAAGAGAAGAAGTTTAAGAAGGAATCAAAGAGACGTGCTGAGAAGATGGAGAATCTTATTCATGACCAATTGCAGAGTAGTGATTGGTTCAGTGAATTTGAAGACTTCATAACAGATTTAGTGACATTCCCTTCAGCATTCATAAAGACAACATACGAATATAAAACAACTATGTCCACTGTTGTTGTAGATGGTAAATTTACAATGGAAGCAACAGAGAAGTTAGTGGAGAAGGATGAGAGGGTTTCTCCATTTGACATCTATCCATCACCAGATCAAAAGACTATTCATGACGGCAGTATGATTGAAAGGCTTAAGTTGGGAAGACAAGAAATTTACAATTGTCTAGACAAACCTGGATATTCAAATGAGAATATTATTAAAGTGCTAGAGGAAACAGAGGGAGGAGGTTTCCCAGCATGGCAGAGTAATGTTGATAGTGTGAGAAGATATCAAGAGAATCATGCTACAGATTTCTCAGGAGATGATGGAAACCTTTATGGCTTAAGATTCTTAGGGTATGTTAGCATTGAAGAGTTAGTTGATTGGGGATATTCAGTGGAGACACTGCAAGAGCAAGGGTTCATTACACAGCCATTGGCAGAAGATGGAACCATTGATCCAATTGACAGACTACGTGAAATAGACATAGACGCTGTGCTAGTGGGGAATCATGTTATTAAAGCTGTTCCCAATATGGACCCAGAAGGTAAACGTCCTTATTATATGGCATCATACAGGAAAGTTCCTGGAAGTTTTTGGGGGAAAGGGGTTGCTCAATTAGCTCGTCCGCATCAACGTCTAGTTAATGCGACAGCCAGGGCACTGAGCAATAATATGGGTATAGCGTCCGGACCACAGATTGTGGTGTACACCGATCGCTTACCCAATGGGGAATCATTACAATCCATCAGACCATTAAAAATATGGCAGATGGTTAGTGATCCAGCAGGAAGTAATGCACAACCACTTCAATTCTTCCAACCAAATAGTAATGCTAAAGAGTTGATGTCTGTTTACCAATATTTCTTTGACACTGTAGGAGATGTTACAGGTATTCCTAAACAGGCATACTCTAGTGACCCATCTCGTACAATGCCAAATGCTCAAACTGCAAGCGGATTGGCAATGTTGTTAGAAACAGCCAGTAAGCAAATAAAGCAAGCTGTTAAAAATGTAGACACTGGTGTTATGCAACCCCGCTTGCAATACCAATTCCGTACAAACATGATGAATCCAGAAGTGCCTAATAGCTTCAAAGGGGATATGCAAATTATAGCGACAGGTGCTAAGAGTGTTGTAGCTAAAGCTGTAGAAAATCAGAGAAGAATAGAACTTCTACAGGCCACAGCTAATCCTATGGACATGGCTGTTCTTGGAGAGGAAGGCAGAAGTGCATTACTCAGGGAAATTATAACTAGCTATGATATGACAGATGTTGTACCTTCAGCAGAGGAGATGGAGAAGAAGAAGGCTCAAGCAGCACAACAGCCTAAGCCACCATCACCTGAGGAAGTGAAGTTGCAGATAGAACAAATTAAGAGTCAGACACGGTTAGAAGATCAGAAGTTGGAGATGGAGTTGGCTATGCAACAACAACAGACAGATTTGAAAATTGCTCAGATGGAATTAGAGCGTAAGCAAATTGATGCAGAGATAGCTATGATTCAGAATCAACAGAATAATGAGACTAAGCTGAAAGAGGCAGCATTGAGGGAGAAGAATGCCAATGCCAGATTCCAATATGAAGCAACACTAAAAGATGAACATGGGACAGGTATATGATTAGTAAACCTTTAGTAGGGCATTTATCTAAAATACTAGGTGGTGGTACCAGCAGTGGTGGTGGTAGACAAGAGCCAACCACTCCTGTATTCTTAGCAGCATATAAAGACGAGAATGAGGATTGTCAACTCATGATAGAAGGGGTTGGTCCAGCTACTCACACCTACGACGACCCCACCTATGAACGCAACTCAGACGGTATCTACGAGCCATTCGACCCCAGCATCAGTCCTGTGTGGCGTGGTGCTAGACGGGTGGATAATTACTGTATCTATAACAATGATATTAGTGTCACTCCGAACTGGACTCCGAGTAGTGCAACAGTTATTTCTTCAGAGCAAGTGGAATTAACAGAGGCATTCCATAGCCATCTTAGGTATTATTTTGCAATTAATCCTAGAATTGGGGATAGTTTTATATATTCATTTACGCTGTCATCAACCGGTACACAAGTACTGATCCAACGAGGTACCTCCGGAGATCTTACCAGCACATATCTGACAATTAATAGCACTCCTACAAGATATTCAGTCACCCACACTTTATCAGTAGATGGAGCCACTGTTGAATTATTATTTATGACGGGTAGTTATGGCGCAGCACAAACTTTGACTATAACTGACGTGCAGATAGAGAAGGCTAACTATCGGAAAGATAAATCTACCCCATCTGAAGTAATACATACTAATGGCCAGCCAATCACGCTGTACAAGGCGACAGACATTAATGGCAACCTGCTCAGTCCACTGCCGTTGATGAGCAATGTTAAGAAAGCGTTTGAGAATAAAGCACACTTTAGTAATTCATTTAATAACTGGGGTGTTAATCTCTCACCGGTTGCGACACAAGATTTAATTGGCCTTGATGGTCAATTATCAGGATGGACATTGAGGGATGATGACCCAGCCGGACGTGAGTGGTTCCAGCAGACTATTGCCGTGGCAGACAATGCTGGTGACAGAGCAACAATAAAAATCTATATTGCTAAAGACCCAACCTTTGACGGGTCTTATTATCCTAGTTTCTTTTTTCAAACAGGGGCTTTGTGGAGAGAGGCTATTTATGATGTAGCAAACGAAACCATACATTTTGGTGGTTCTGGTGATGTAGACCCAACATATGAAGTAAAAGATTTTAACGATGATTGGAATGTTGTTTGTGTAAACTTTAGAAAAGAGGCAGGTGCTGTTGTTGGTGTTCGTATTAACCCTGCATATACCACCACTCCTAGTGGTGGTGGCTCTGTATCTGCTGTTGTATGTGTAGGTGGTGAAGCAGATGGAGGAAGTGTCAGACTATTCATTAAGATGTCTAGTGGCAATCTTATCCCTGCCAATGTTAAGGCACTCAATTCTGGATGTTTAGCAGTAGAGCATGGGACAGGTGCAGAGTTAGTTGCTAAGTTAGTAGGAGCAGGGACTTCTACAGCATTAACAGTGGATGTCTACCCATTAACAGCGGCAGTGGCATGATAGATCAAAGAATAGCAGCAGCTATAAACGGATTGAAGAGAGATGCAGCATTTGATATCTTCATCTCTCATTTGAAAGAATTACTGGAAAGAGACATGAAAGCCCTAGTGTCAGCCAATGATGAAAATTATAGGAGAGTACAAGGCAGAGCGCAGATACTATCGGAGTTATTGAAAGACATTGAAGGTAGTGATGCATTATTAAAAAATAAATAGAATCATAGTATAAGTAAAGCCCTGAAGCTGTGACGGCAGCGGAAGGCTCCTTATAAGATACTATCTCTAGGAGGAAACATGAATCAACAAGCAAAACTAGCTGGCGAACAAGCCGATAAAATTATTGACCAATTAGCCAATCCTGGTGGAACAATCGAAGGAACTGAAACAGAAGTTATCGACCAAGTTAAACAAGTGCCTCACTCAAGTGAATCGCATGAGAATTGGGAGAAAAGGTTTAAAGGGTACAAAGCAAGTACAGATAAAACACTGTATGAATTACGACAGAAGGCAAAGCAGTTTGACCTTA